GTAAGAAAAACTGCGGTTACTGCTAAACCAAAAGTAGCAGCGAAACCAAAAGTAATTTCACAATCTATTCCAGATTTACCTGTAAATCCATTTGTATATGAAGTTTTTGATGTAGCTTCAAAGCAAAAAAGTAAAGGGAATAAAGTCAAAGTACTTCAAAAATATTCTCATCCATCTATCAAAGCACTTTGTATTTGGAATTATGATGAATCTGTAATATCTTTGCTTCCTCCAGGTGAAGTTCCTTATGGAACAAATAAAGAGGATGGTAATACTACAGGTACATTATCTGATAAGATAAATGATGCTGTTGGTAAAATGAGTGAAATGGGATCTACTTCTTTAGGATCTCAGGATCAAGGAAGAACGACAATTCGTAAAGAATATACCAAATTTTATAATTTTATTAAAGGTGGTAATAGTGGATTAAGTGGTCTTCGTCGTGAAACAATGTTTATTAATATCTTAGAGGGATTGCATCCGTTAGAGGCAGAAATTCTTTGTTTAGTAAAGGACAAGGATTTAGAATCTAAGTATAATATTTCTAAAGAGATAGTTTCACAAGCATTTCCAGATATTAGTTGGGGTGGTAGATCATGACCGCACCAGTGGGACAAGCACCTACAGAAAAGGTGCCAGAGTTAGAAAAACCAATTCAGAAAAAACAGTCAATATGGTCTAAGAAAGAAAGAGATACTTTGAAAGCAAAGTATGGATCTGAAATTATTGTCGAAAATGGATCATCTGAAGATGTAAATATCAAACAAGCACCTAGTGATGCGTATATTATAAGGTATATGTATGAGGATAAAGTTTGTTTAGATCTAACAAGAGGGACAAAGGTGAAGTTATTTGATATGTACTGGGATAAGTTTAAAGGTGGATTACAATCCATTGGTTATGGTAATGGTGACATCAAACCAAACTTGTGGGGGTATCAGAATCCATCACCAAAAAAGAAAAAAAGAAAAGGGTGAAACCAAAATCAACTTTTTTTTCCCATATATCCCGACAAAAAATCGGGGTATTTTTTTGCTCTGTAAGGTTTTGTAACAAATATTACAAAACTTCTTGACTATATAGAGTAACTGTGTTATTATTAACACAATCGTTCAACCTGATACATTCAGGTCGCAAGTAAGCCGACTCGGAACGGATCGTTCATCTTATGGACATACTACTCGCTACACTTTTAACTTGTGAACAGGCGAAGGGAATTATCTCTAAGATATCACCTTCAACTGAATATAGAACCGAATTGGTTCAAATGGTAAGAGGTAGCACTCAAGGATGTTTATGGGACGCAGAAGTTGACTAAAGGAACGGATTAAAACCCCTACTACTTTGGAGAAACCAAATGGCAAAAGTCACTTATCGTGGTGTCACATACGACACTGAGCATCGTCCTAATCAGGCAACAAATCCAGCAGAACGTCAAGAATCTTACCGTGGTGTAAAGTTCATGGTTGATGCTGAAGGACACAAACGTGTTCTTGTTGCTTAATTCTAGGAATAGCTAAGAATAAAAGGAAGGGGGTTGTACCCCTTCTTTTTTTATGTTATAATTTAAGAATATAATTTGTGAGATATGGAAATACATCAAGTTTTTAGTACTCCTTTAGTATATCATAAGAATGAAGATATTGTTGATGGGTTGAAAAATTATATATTGGATAATCAACCGCAAGGAATTGATTCAAATGTTGCTATACAAATTAAACATAATTTAAAAGAATCTTCATTTGATTTTTTTAATTCTGATCATATTATAATAAAAGAATCTATGAATTATTTTGCAAATTGCCTTTTAGAGACAATTAGACAAATACAAAATAAGTACTTAGATTATGGTGTTGGATTTATTGATAGTTGGTGTCATATTGGAAAAAAATATAGTTCACATGAAGTTCATAAACATTCAAATTGTAGTTGGTGTGGTATTTTTTATGTTGATATTGGTGATGTAGGTAGTGGGGAAACTGTTTTTAAAAATCCAATTGATTCAACATTTAAGGATGCTGGTAATAATTATGCGTTTACTAGTTTAAGGGTTATTCCAGAAAATGGAAAACTTGTATTATTTCCTTCTTATCTTGATCACTATCAATCTTTATATACTGGAGATAAAGAAAGAATAGTTATAGGTTTTAATATGACATTAGTTGAGCAATAAAAAAATGAGTTATTTGAATAATGAATATAAAAGTCATTCTTGGGCATGGGAATCTTCTATACCATCAGAGATTTGTGATTTAATTGTTTCTGAGTATTTAAAACATAATTCTAGTAAAGGTTTAGTGATTGAAGGAGATCAAGATAAGAGAAATGCTGATATTATTTTTGAAAATATGCAGTGGATAAATGCATTAACTATTGGTTATATTAAAACTGCAAATTATATGAATTTTAATTATGATTTATCAATTTTTGATAAAGAAGATGTGCAATTTTCAATATATAAAAAAAATCAATTTTATGGTACACATATAGACTCTAGTCCATATTATAATAATATAGCAGAAACTAGAAAATTAAGTTTAAGTTTACAACTTTCAGATCCTAAAGATTATGAAGGTGGGGAATTAATATTATATGGACCTGACAATCAAAAAAAATGGACAATGTTAAAAAGTAAAGGTACTGTTATTGTTTTTTCTAGTAATATTTTACATGAAGTTACCCCTATTATTTCTGGTACTAGGTATTCATTAGTAAAGTGGTATCATGGGGACAAACCCTTTAGATAAAGGTTGATTCTTTATTTTTTTCATGTTATAATTATATGAAAGAGATACTCTTATGGAAAAGGACAAATTAAAACTTATAGTTCGTAATATGGAGTTGTTACTAGATGCATTAAAAGCAGAAGTTTATTCTGATGTGGATGCATATAAAAATTCTACTGCATTTGAAACTCCAGTAGATTATGATGAACTTTATGACGATGATGATGGCTATGCAGACTAGTAGATCAAAAAGATTGGTAAAAATGCTTGAGGGTTTACTTAAGCAGGATCATTTATATTCTGATGAAGAGTTGAGGTATATGAAAAATCAATTAAAAATAGTTAAAGAGGAATTATCTGCTACAAATGCAAAAAATTATAAAGGATTTGGTAAATGAATGTTAAATTTGTAAGTATCACTCCCGATGCTGAGAAGATGATGGCGTATATCGCTAGGGTATCAAATCCATCAAATCAGCAAAATGAAAATTATTCAGGACTTTTAAAGTATTGCATTAAACATAATCACTGGAGTGTATTTGAACAGTCCTCGATGACTTTGGAGATCGAGACGACGAGGGGATTAGCGGCCCAAATTTTAAGACACAAAGAACCGTCAGAATAGTAATGATGATATTCCACAGGAGAAAAAAGAGGAGTATCAGGCACTCATTGCAAGACACTTTGAGGATTCAATGAATCTTTATAATGCTCTGTTAGATGAAGGAGTGGCAAAGGAATGTGCCAGATTTGTGCTTCCACTTGCAACACCAACACGTTTGTATATGACTGGTTCGTGCCGTTCTTGGATTCACTACATTAATTTGAGATCTGCACACGGCACACAGAGAGAGCATATGGATGTTGTGGAAAGAGCAAGATCTATATTTGTGGAACAGTTTCCAGCAGTATCAGAGGCACTTGAATGGGAAAAACTTTAAATGCTAAAGATGTTATAACAGTATATGATGATTTTCTATCTGATGATGAATTTAAACAGATAGAAAATATTATAATGAATCAACATTTTCCTTGGTATCATTCAGCATTTGTTGCAACAAATGATGATTCTGATATGAGGCATTGGTATAATATTCATATGTTTTATAATGAAAATGTACCAGTTTCAAGTCATTATAAGGATATCTATGAAATCTTTATGCCTAAAATTGATGAAAAATATGGAACTAGTACAACTCTTACTAGATGTATTAAATCTTTAATTAGAATCAAAGCTAATTTTTATCCTTGGACTGAAAAACTTATAGAACATAATCCACATTATGATTATGATTGGAGTCATTGTGGAGCAATATTTGCAATGAATACTTGTGATGGGTATACTAGATTTGGTAATGATGATGATAGTCAAATTGTAGAGAGTAAGAAAAATAGAATGATATTTTTTGATCCATCTATTTACCACAATTCTACAACTACTACAAACGCACCAGCAAGAGTTAATATAAACTTTAATTTCTTATAATGAAAGTATGCGATAATTTTTTATCAGAGACGGACTTTAATGAAATTAGAAATTTTATTATATCTGAAAAGTTTCCTATATTTTTTCAAAAAAATGTAGTAAATACGAAAGAAGAAAACTCATATGCCCATTTTGGGCATGCGTTTTTACATTTGGAACCAAATCATGATGCTTCAGAATTTAAGAGAATTATTAGTGATAAATTTTCATTAATAGAAAAAAGATTTGTTTCAAAAATACCTATAAAAACTATTCTTAGATCTAAACTAAATTGTTATCCAAAAACAGATACAATAGTTGATCATGATTTGCATAAAGATTTTCCTTTTTCTCATACTGGTTGTATCCTATCTTTAAATACCTGTAATGGGTATACAAGATTTGAAAATGATGTTAAAATAGAAAGTATTGCAAATAGAGCATTATTTTTTGATCCTAGTGAATTACATGCATCATCTTCATGTACTGATGATAAATGTAGATGGAATATTATTATAAACTACCTATAAATAAAATTACAAATTACTAACATTATGCCTACATATCCTGTTAAAAACTTGAAAACTGGGGAAGAGAAGGAACTCTCTATGACCATGAGTGAATATGATAAGTGGAGAAAAGATAATCCTGATTGGGATAAAGATTGGTCAAAAGGTTGTGCATCAGCACAAGAAGTCGGAGATTGGCAAAATAAATTAATAGCAAAAAATCCTGGTTGGAATAGTATTTTAAAGAAAGCACAAAACGCAGCTCCAAGAAATCATACCATTAAGCAATTCTAATCTAATGCCTAGAAAAAAGAAAACCAATGGTGATCAACCAATTGGTATCGGATTGACGACTAAACAAATAAAAAGAAAGAAACCTATTAATACCAATTATCTTATTGATATAGAACCAATTACAGATAATCAGAAACGGGTTTTTGAATCATATAAGGAAGGTAAGCATATTGTTGCATATGGAACTGCTGGTACAGGTAAAACCTTTATTACTCTTTATAATGCTTTAAAGGATGTACTTTCAGAAAACACTCCATACGAGAGAATCTATTTGGTTCGCTCATTAGTATCTACTCGTGAAATTGGGTTCTTACCTGGTGATCATGAAGATAAGGCAGACATCTACCAGATACCATATAAGAATATGGTAAAGTATATGTTTCAGATGCCTTCTGATGTTGATTTTGAGATGCTCTATGGCAACTTAAAGGCACAGGAGAGCATTAAGTTTTGGAGTACCTCATTTATTCGTGGAACTACTTTAGACAACGCTATCGTGATTGTAGATGAGTTTCAGAACCTTAATTTCCACGAACTAGATTCTATTATTACTCGTATTGGGGAGAATAGTAAGATTATGTTCTGTGGTGATGCAAGTCAAACTGATTTGATTAAAACGAATGATCGTAATGGTATTATTGATTTTATGAACATCTTGCGTAAAATGCCATCTTTTGATATAATAGAGTTTGGTATAGATGACATAGTTCGTTCTGGATTGGTCAAAGAATATATCATTGCAAAACTTGAAAATGGTCTTTAATGTTTAATCATGTTGAATTAGATCTTCAACCTCTTGAAAGAGAACATATTGATGGAGTTCGTTACTATAAGATACCTGATGAGGAAGAACTCATCAAAATGGTTTCTATTACTTCTGTAACAAGTCATTTCAATAAAGAGATCTTTGTTAAGTGGAGAAAGAGAGTAGGTAATGAAGAGGCAGATCGTATTACTAAAGCGGCTACTGGTCGTGGAACCGATATGCACACTCTTACAGAATATTATCTGAAGAATGAAGAATTACCTAAAGTACGTCCTATTTCTGATTTTTTATTTAAAATCTCAAAGGGTCATCTGAATAAAATAAACAACATATATGCTCTGGAAGGACCGCTATATAGTAAAGAATTAGGTATTGCTGGAACTGTTGATTGTATTGCAGAATATGATGGTGAGTTAGCGATAATAGATTTTAAAACATCTAAAAAACCTAAACCAAGAGACTGGATCGAGCATTATTTTGTCCAGTGTATGGCATACGGTTGTATGTTATATGAAATGAAGGGTATACCCATCAAAAAACTTATAATCATTATGGCCTGCGAAAATGGCGAGTGTGTAATTTATGAAGAACGAGACAAAGCAAAGTACATTAAATTGCTCCAACAATACATTACAAAATTTATTAACGATAAACTGGAGCTCTATGGAACCCAATAAAGAATTAGAAAAGGCGATAGAGAGCAAGTTTCTCACTCCTCAAAAGTTTGCTATGGAAATTGAAAAAATAGTAGCAGAAGGAGATTTTAATTATATTGATGCAATATGTCATTATTGCGATACTAATAATATTGAAGTAGAATCAGTATCAAAGTTAATTTCAAAACCATTAAAAGAACGACTGAAATGGGATGCAACACGTCTCAATTATATGAAGAAAACTTCAAGAG